AACGATGTTAGCGGTACTCGTGAAGATCAGGCCGAGCGTCGTTATGAAACGATTAAACGGATGGCCATTGATACTGAATTTATGAAGCTGGCGGCACACATCCGACTGGCTCATGAAAAGCTCGAACATGGTTTACCGTGCTACATCGATAAAGGTGAAATGCGTCTTCGTCTCCCGCCGCATAAATGCCCAAACCAAGATAAAAAGGAGTCCACAGAGGGTGCGTATACCCGTCTGTGGGTGCCCTTTCGGGCTACCGACTTCATTCCACAGGTGGGATTGAAAAGCTATCAGACCTTAGTGTCCAACCTGGTTTTGTATGGGGGTATACCGATTCAGGACGCTGAAAGGCTCACTGAATCCTATGCGTTTTTCCTGTTGGAGAAGCTGGAAGAAAAACTTAAACCGAAACGGTAGGCGATAAGATCATGGAAAGAAAAAACGCCAACATTGACGATGTTATAAGGACAGTTGAAACCGCCAGCGCAAAAGAGCTGGAAGAGCTTGCAGGTATCCGGGAAGCTGTTGAAGATTTGAAAGGGGGACGCGTTGCAACTGTTGATCCTGTCTCTCGCAGTGTGTCGGCATTAAATCGCACAATCGAAAATTCCCGGCCAGACTTTGTGGCCAATGCGCCATCAGTGGACCCTATTGTTGACGCAATGAAACGGCTTAATTTAGGGGACGTTTCTCGTGTAGTTCAGGAGGGCATTGCTCAACAGGAACAGCAGGCCAAATCAACTACACCAAAGGGTAAAAACGACGCAGGAAGGCTATACCAGAGGATATAAAGGCACAACGGACCGAAGCAGCCGAACACGCTCGCGAAATGTTCGATCAAAAAGGCGGTGCGCAAAAAAGCCAAAACCAACGCGATGCGCGTGGTCGTTTTATTGGAAAGTCAGGGAGTAAGGCCGCAGCGGAAGATGCCCGTGCTGAACGTGCTGAAAAGGCCAGGCGCAAAGAGGATGATGAGCGTCTAAATGCTGAATCAGGTTTATTAAAAAAACTGTCAAAAGTAGCTGAAGGCATAGGTAACCCTTCAGAGACTCGTGCCGTCGATGCGTTAGGTTATGCCGTTGCTGGTCCATTGTGGGCAGCAGGGAAGGAGCTTGGCGGGATATCAAAAGAAGTTGGTGGATCGCTTAATGGTGCCAGAAAGTCTATTGCCGATGTGATTCGTGGCAATGACGATAACAGCCGTAGAAAAGGTTTTTTTAGGCGTAAATCGCAAAATAGTGCCGATGTCGTTCAGGTTAACACCCAAAAACGGACGGTTCAGGAACTTCAGGAGCAGACCAGCGAAATTAAAGAGGGCAATGACAAGATTCTCAGCGCCCTTGATCAGATAGCCAAAAACACCGGGAAAAAGAAGGGCGGCTTGCTGTCCAAACTATTTAGCCTGTTAGGGAAGGGGGCCGGTGGCGTCGCGTCGTTGTTAATGGGGCGTGGCATGCTGAAAAAAGCTGGAGCACTCGCTTTTGGCGCTCTGGGGGCAAAGAAACTTGTAGGAATACTACGCGGTGGTGGCAAGAAGACTCTCGCCCATGAAGGCGGAGATTTGGCTGCCCGGGCAGCAGGTAAACTTGGATTAAAGGCAGTTGGTAAAGGGGCGTTACGCGCAATTCCCCTGGTCGGCACAGTGGCTGGAGGTATTTATGATGCGGTAACCGGTTGGAATGATACAGAAGCGCAACGTCGAGCGTTTGGGCTTAAATCAGGACAAGATCCATCATTCCAGCAAAAAGCCGCTTATACGTTAGCTAATGTTCTTGATATGGGGGGACTGGTATCTGGTATTAGCAGCGCCATTGGTGAGGTTCTCAAATCACTTGGATTTGAGGATATCGGCAATATGTTGCAATCATTTTCGACGGAAAGTATTGCCCAGGCCATTGATAGTGGGATTACCAACTTAGAAACATATATTTCTAACCTTGGCGACACGATTTCTACCAAGTTCGATGATTACACAGCAAAGATTGGTGATGCTGTTTCAGCATGGTTTAGCGATACATCTAATAAGCTGCTTGAAAAGCTGGATGCCATCAAAGACTTCTTTACTGTCGATAACCTGAAACAGGTTTTCAGTGATGCAATTGATAGTGCAATTGATTTCATTAAGAACCCAGGGAAACACATTAAAGAGGCGGCTGGTAATATTTGGGATGGGGTTAAAAATTTACCCGGTAAAGCATTAGATGCAGCGGTTGATGCCGTTAAAAATACCCCTGCGGCAATGATTGTATCAAAAATACCCAATCCGATCGGCGAGGCTAATGCGAAAGAAATCACTCCAGAGTTAAAAGCTCCGGTTAATAGCCACCAGGAGACGTCTAATTCTAAAACTGAATCCGATGCCAAACAGAGTAATATTGCTACCCGCGTGATAAATGCGGCACTGGACACAGCGAAAGATAGCAATAAAACAGTTAAACAAACTGCCAATCAGATTATCAATGCAAATGCCGTAGAAACGGGCAATAGCGCGTTGCAGAAAATTGATAAAGCTATTGGTCAAAATAGCTCGTCATCATCCTCGCTTAATACCACTGGCACCAGGAATGACATTCAGAAAGCTGCGGATACCTACAATAATGGCAACTTGGATGTAAAAGTCGGAAGTCTTGGCGCTGAAGGTAAGGCAAATCTCGATAAGTTGGCTCCGTATTTTGCTGAACTAGAGAATAAATATGGCCTTCCTGAAGGTACTCTTTACGCGATCGCTGCAACTGAATCTGGTGGTGATCCTAACGCAAAATCTACGCTTACAAGATCACCAAATGGAAAGCTAAGTGGTGGCGCTCTCGGAATGTTCCAGTTTACGAGCGTTGCTCGTGAGGAAACTGGATTATCCCGGGAAGATTCTTTTAATCCGGAAAAATCGGCAGAAGCTGCGGCTCTTCTCATGAGCAAGTATCTGAAGCAAGCCAATGGAGACTTAAACGAGGCCATCACTGCATATAACGCTGGGTTTGGCACTATCAATAAGTGGAAAAAAGGCACAGGTGACTTATCGAAAGAAAACCGTGAGTACGCGATCAAGGTCAATACTCATCGTGCTCGCTATTTAGGTGGTGAAATCTATACACCTGGAGCAGGAGCACAGGGTGGGGCGCAATATGGAGTGAGGGGACCACTGCCTGATAACGCTGTTATCGATCAGTCTACTGGCTTGGCGTTTACCCCTGGTGATAGCCCGTTTGAGAAAGGCGGTCTGGTAGACAAAATCGGCAATGCTGTTGGCGTTAACGATCTGGTCAACAAATTCATGAATGGCCGGGGTATGCGTCGGGAAGTCGTTCAGGGAACGCTCGAAGAACGTGCACGAGGGAAGGGGACCGCAACAGCAGCTGGCAATGTGTATGTTGATACCCCGATGCCAGTTGAAGAGGCGCGTCCGGTGGCCAACAACTCAAGTTACTTTGACCAGCTCGGCGCACAAATGGGGATTGATGGACTATTCGATAAACTCCGCAACTCGCCGGGGATGCGGAAAAATAATGCGCCTGAACCAGCCTCCACGTCCCAGGTGACGACTGCCGCCAACGATTTGCAGCAACCAACCGGTCGTATGCAGATAGACGGACAGGTTATTAGTGACCTTGGCGGCTCCGGTGCCAAGCCGACAATGCAGTTGGCTGATAATACCGTTTCACTTGATGGTGAAACGAAGCGGCTGTTTGCGCAGATGACCTCATTGCTTGCCAGGATTGAAGAGCACACTAAAGACTCGGCGAAAGGCCAGGGAACTGTCGTAAAGGTCAGCACGCCTCAACCGGGCGTTATGCGCACGGTGCCACTGTCAATTGATGATCCGTTGATGAATGACTACGCGAGAGTTGATTGATGGCCAACAATAACGAAATTGATCCTTTGCTGACGCTGGAGTTATCCGGCGTAAAAACGTATGAGTCCCAGGAGGAGGCCTGGGGCGCTCGTTTATATGAGTGGCTAAACACTTATCAGGGTGAGGTATACGGGGATCCGTCATGGGGCAATGTTTTACCGCAGTTTAAACACGAACCGACCAACTTGTCGCATGTTCAAATTGCGGTTGAGGCAATGCTGTTGCAAAAACTGACGGTAGATTTACCTGACATACCGATTTCTGGCTTGTCAGTAGCCGAGGGAGATGCTTTTGATAAGTTGAAAATATCCATTCGTATCAGGGATATAACTATCACACAGGACGTGGTGCTATGAGTAAAACAACACCGACTAAAGACAGTATTCGTGCAGAGTTTGAAGAGCTTGTCGAGAAAGATTCATTCTGGTCGAAGTTTGTCGGCTCTCAATTTGTCTCGATGCTGACATTGTTTATTACCCAGATTGTCTACAGGTGCTTTCAGTATGCCGATGCGGCGCTGGCTGAAGGCTTTATATCGACCGCGACGCGGCGTTCCTCTATCCTGGCAGCGGCAGAAACGAATAGTTACGTTGGTACCAAGCCAACACCGTCATCGGGGATGATTGAGATCACCGCCACAAGTGAAGATGCCCCAGCGGTAATCCCCAAAAACATGCCTTTAATATCTGACGACCAGTACCCTTACATGACTATGGATGTATGCAGGTTGGTTGACGGCACCGGTACGGTAGAAGTGGCACAGTTGGAAATCCAGGAGGTGACATATACCGTTACGGCTGCCAAAGAATTTCTGGAAGTCGTGTTATCAAAGGCTCTCACTGCTGTCTGCTATAAGCTGGAAGTATTCGTGACGACCGATGGTAAGACCACGCAGTGGTCTTCCAGCACTATGTTCCGGTTAGCCGGTAGTAAAAGCCAGGTCTACGTTGAGTTTTATAAACCATCCGAGCAGTTGGGGGTTCGATTCGGTGATGGGCTAATTGGGCAAATACCGCCAGAAGGCTCGACCATTACACTTAAGGTATGGTGCACCAACGGAGATATAACCTTGGTTGCTGGCCAAAATCTGACGCCTGTCGATTCTGCGGCTAATTTAGCTAATTTGATTTCAGTTAAGACAACGACACCCATAACCGCAGGTACCGATGCCGAAACAACGGAGATCACACGTAATCGTGCACAATATTACCTTGCCTATGATGATCAGGTCGTATGGGGCGGGGACTATACGTATTTTCTGGTGCGTAACATCCCGGGACTGTCCTGGGTAAAGGCATGGGGCGAAGGCCAGCAAGAGAAATTAGATGGTGCTTATAATGTTCGGAATATCAATAAGATATTTATTTCAGGATGGCATCCAAACAAAAGCCAGTCAGAGCTTGAAGAAATGATCCTGGCTGCCTTTAAGAAGGTGCCGAATGAGTTGAACAAGAAATTCTCGTATAAAGAGGTCAGAAAACTACCCTTTAAGATCACCATCACCGGGCGGATATCGGCAAGCCTGACCATTGAGAACGTGACTGATGAGCTGAAGTCGGCACTGGAAACAAAATTTGGGCGTGACTCAACTTTCTTTGATCCGAACCGTGTCGGCAAGTACATCCTAATCAAGAAAAAAGACGTTTGGGCATTTATCGAAACGCTGGGTTATTTCCGCGACTTTTATCTGGAATTTGTCGAGTGGAATGAGTCCAACGGCTTTTACGATTTCGTTTATCTGGATACAGAAAACTCCACCTTTAATATTTCGTATGAGGAGGAGTGATGCAGCGTTCCTGGTTTAATAACCGGCTTACATCAGCTAAGCAAAAGTCATTGCTCTATAAATCATTGGCTGATTTGGTTCAGTCAATGATGGATACCTTTGTTGACCCATGGTTGGAGCGAATTACCAACCGGAAGTCTATTTTTTCCATGAGCAAGGAGGATCTGGAGACCAGGACAAATGAACTTGGCCAGTTCTTTACTATCAGAACGTCGAACTCATCTTCCGTTCCGATGTTGTTACAACAGCGTCTTGATGAGATTCACTTTAAGGGGACTGAACGCCCTATAAACCAGACAATTTACCGCGAATTTAACGGTATTTCTGTTTTATGGGATCCGATATATGCACCGGTGGACCTTGAGCGTCATCCCTATGGCACGGTTCTAATACCAGAAAGCACACTGGAGACTACCGGCGGCACATTCGGCGAGATGTTTCTGACTTCCAGAGGGATGATCAGTATTCCCATAAACGACCTGGCCCGGACAATGGGGATTACTGGCACGATAGATCAGTCCGCAATTACAGAAGAAATTCTCAGAAAGTTTAATCAGTTCGTAAAGCCTCTACTGCCACTGCATATAGTGTTTGATGGGCTTACGCTCTATTTGTCGGTTGTTGTAAATGAACAGGCCGACATGATCACTTTGAACGAGATTTCTGATACCGAAAAAGCATTCTGCTGGTTTGAAACCTCGGATACAACTTCGCTTACTGGAGTTACGTCGATTAGCGCCCCGATCACCGCAACGCCTGGTGGCACTATTGTGAAAGCGACACCTACGTTTGATCGCACACGCGCAGATGATTTGTTGCTGGATAGCGACGCCTGACAATCACCCCGTCCGCAGGGCGGGGTGACAAGTTACTTCTCTTACAATGAGGCTTCACAACATTGATTAGGGAAAATCATGTCTGACGTCTCAACAAACCTCTATAAGAGTCAGTTGTTGGACTATTACTATCAGCGGCGCGCTGAATCGTCCATTAACAAAGGCTCTCGATTTTTAATCAGCAAGGCCGTTTTCGGTACCAGTTCACTGGTTACTAAGAAAGGAGATGGCACTTATGAGATTGGAGAACTGCCAAAGGTTTTCGATCTGGCAGAACTGACCAGTCAATTTTGCACCATCAACCTCGTCCCAACCTACTCAGGCGGGATAATTACTGTCCGAATGGACCTTGATCAAAGCCAGTTGCAGGAAGGGAAAAACTACCCATTCAACACTCTGGTTGTTCTGGATAACGAGAACAAGCCAATCGCCATTATTTGTGTCCAGGAAGACTCGCTGTATGTGGGCAAAACATATACCGCAGTTATGGCCATAAACACGACAACAGCATAAGGATATGCTTGATGAATGACGTTACAGTTGTTACATCAGTTACTTACCCATCACCCGAGTCGTTGGCTCTGGTGGCTGATGTGCAATACCACGAACCATATCTGTCAGCCGCGCTAAACCGAAAATTCAGGGGGATTGTTGACCCGGGATTTTATGCCGGTTTCTTACCTAAGCCTGGCGGTGGGATGAACCTGTTAATCACCTCAGTGGATGGTGATAAAACCGCAGGCGCGGCGTCGGTGGATATTGGTGAATTCTACCAGGTAACTATTCAGCACCGTAAGGATATTTCTCTTGCACTTAGTGCAGGCAAGAAATATGCAATTGTGCTGAAGGGAAGATACCTCCTTGGAGAAGATACCTATCAGGTTAATACAGCGTCACATATTCATGCGGCTGAATTTATTGCCAGAACCTATACCGATTCATATCAGTTAGGAGATGGAGAGCTGCTTGTTTGTACGGTGAATATTCCTGCTGGTGTATCTGCCATTACCCAAGAGATGATTGATACATCAGAGCGTATCAACCGCACTATCGGCATTGATATTTCAGACTCTGTAACCAGTACCAGAAGTGATGTTGCGGCAAGTTCGCTGGCAGTTAAAAAAGCCTACGATCTGGCGAAAAGCAAGTATACGGCGCAGGATGCAAGCACAACGCAAAAGGGATTAGTTCAGCTCAGTAGCGCAACTAACAGCGACAGCGAAACAATGGCGGCTACCCCTAAAGCTGTTAAGTCTATAAAAGATCTGGCTGATACCAAAGCGCCAATAGAAAGCCCGAGTCTGACAGGAACGCCAACAGCGCCGACGGCAGCGCAAGGTACAAACAGCACGCAGATCGCAAATACAGCCTTTGTTAAGGCAGCTATAACTGCACTTATCAACGGTGCGCCTGGCACACTGGATACGCTGAAAGAAATAGCGGCTGCGATCAATAACGACCCGAATTACAGCACAACTATCAACAATGCCTTGGCTCTCAAAGCGCCTTTGGCAAGCCCTGCATTAACGGGTGTCCCTACTGCGCCTACGGCTGCACAGGGCACAAACAATACGCAGATCGCTACGACTGCTTACGTACGGGCTGCTATCTCTGCATTGGTCGGCTCATCACCTGAAGCTCTTGATACCCTGAATGAGCTTGCAGCAGCACTGGGCAATGACCCGAACTTTGCGACAACAATGACAAATGCGCTGGCAGGGAAACAGCCACTTGATGCAACTTTAACCGCGCTTGCTGGTCTTGCGACAGGCGCAAATAAATTGCCGTACTTTACCGGTACAGACACTGTTTCTCAGACTGACTTAACGTCAGTTGGTCGCGATATTCTGGCCAAAACAAGCGTTCTTGCTGTTATCCAATACCTTGGTTTAAGAGAACTCGGTACCAGCGGTGAAAAGATCCCCCTGTTGAGCACGGCTAACACATGGAGTGCACGCCAGACTTTCAACGGCGGGATCACCGGGGCGCTGACAGGGAACGCCGATACCGCAACTAAATTGAAAACAGCCAGAAACATTAATGGCGTCAGGTTCGATGGTTCTGGTGACATTAATATCAATACTCTGGTATCGCGCGGTCGCGTAACGGCCCTGGAGGCGAATGCACAGGGAACATCCGGGATTCAGCTGTATGAGGCATACAACAATGGCTACCCTTCCCCCTATGGCAATGTGCTTCACCTTAAAGGTGCCACCGCTGCTGGCGAAGGTGAGTTATTCATTGGCTGGAGTGGCACGAGCGGTGCCCATGCGCCCGTACATATCCGTTCGCGGCGGGATACTGATTCTGCCAACTGGTCTGAATGGGCGCAGGTCTATACGTCAAAAGATTCAATTCCCGGCGTCAATGCCAAAGGGGATCAGGATACCTCTGGTAATGCGGCTACAGCGACCAAGTTGCAGACAGCATGTACTATCAACGGTGTCTCGTTTGATGGTTCTAAAAATATTGAGCTAACGGCGGAAGATTTAAATCTACAGGAATTTATTAATAAAGCAAATAATGCCGTTCAGCGTTCAGGCGATATCTTGTCCGGCGGACTTACTTTTGAAAACGACTCAATCCTTGCCTGGATTCGAAATACTGACTGGGCAAAGATTGGATTTAAAAATGATGCCGACAGCGACACTGATTCATACATGTGGTTTGAAACAGGCGACAACGGCAATGAATATTTCAAATGGAGAAGCCGCCGGAGCACCACAACAAAAGACCTGATGACGCTGAAATGGGATGCACTAAATATTCTGGTAAATGCCGTCATTAATGGCAGTCTTGGAGTTGGTACGACGAATGCGTTAGGTGGTAGCTCTATTGTTCTTGGTGATAATGACACCGGATTCAAACAGAATGGTGATGGTATTCTGGATGTTTACGCTAATAGTCAGCGAGTATTCCGCTTTCAGAATGGAGTTGCTATTGCTTTTAAAAACATTCAGGCAGGTGATAGTAAAAAGTTCTCGCTATCCAGCTCCAGCACCTCCACAAAGAATGCAACGTTTAATTTATGGGGTGCTTCAACCCGTCCAGTAGTTGCAGAGTTAGGCGATGAGGCAGGATGGCATTTCTATAGCCAGCGAAATACAGATAACTCGGTAATATTTTCTGTTAACGGTCAGATACAGCCCAGCAACTGGGGGAATTTTGATTCACGCTATGTAAAAGATGTTCGCCTGGGTACGCGTGTTGTTCAATTGATGGCGCGTGGTGGTCGTTATGAAAAAGCCGGGCACGCAATTACCGGATTAAGAATCATTGGTGAAGTAGATGGCGATGATGAAGCCATCTTCAGACCAATACAAAAATACATCAATGGCACATGGTATAACGTCGCACAGGTGTAAATTATGCAGCATTTAAAAAATATTAAGTCCGGAAATCCAAAAACAAAAGAACAATATCAGCTAACAAAGAATTTTGATGTTATCTGGTTATGGTCCGAAGACGGTAAAAACTGGTATGAGGAAGTAAATAACTTTCAGGACGACACCATAAAGATTGTATACGACGAAAATAATATTATTGTTGCCATAACCAAAGATGCCTCAACGCTTAATCCCGAAGGCTTTAGTGTCGTTGAGATTCCAGATATAACAGCCAATCGTCGTGCCGATGATTCAGGGAAGTGGATGTTTAAGGACGGAACTGTGGTTAAGCGGATTTATACAGCAGACGAACAGCAACAACAGGCCGAATCACAAAAGGTCGCGTTGCTTTCTGAAGCTGAAAGCGTTATTCAGCCACTGGAACGCGCTGTCAGGCTGAATATGGCGACGGATGAGGAACGCACACGACTGGAGTCATGGGAACGCTACAGCGTTCTGGTCAGCCGTGTGGATACAGCAAATCCCGAATGGCCACAAAAGCCTGAGTAAAAATTAAGGCCCAATATCGGGCCTTCTCTCATTCTGGTTGTTCGGGAAACGTTACTGGCAGGCTGGAGGTGTCTGTAGATTCGACTTTCTGCGCATAGAGCATCCACTCGGTTAATTTTTGTTTATTCTCGTCGGAAATGATGCCCAGCCGTAGCTGTGAGTCCCATAGCTGGGTTTTATCCCTGACAAGTTGCAACAGGCTTTGCTTTTCATTCTCTGCCTGCTGCCTCTGTTCCTCCTCGGTATAAGTTCGCTTTATCACTACGCCATCTTTGAACATCCATTTACCCGAAATATCAGCCCGGCGATTTGCTGTAATATCAGGAACCTCAACGACGCTTGCGCCTTCTGGATTAATTGCTGAAACATCCTTTTCAATACAAATAATAACGTCGTTGTGGTCATAGACCATTTTCAACGTATCAGGCTGAAAGTTCTTTTGTTCCTCATACCAGTTCTTCCCATCCTCTGTATAAAGCCATTTGATGTTAAATCGTTTCGTTAGCTGGTATTGCTCTTTTGTTTTAGGGTTGCCAGCAGTAATATTTTTTAAGTGCATCATAATTAAATACTCCCCGCGTTATACCACGTTCCATTAATGCAATACTGAATTGGCCTTGCCTGAGTTGTATCAATTAATTCATCACGGTTTCCGTTAACTGAACCAGTAACGACATAACCTGACCTGTCAGACCAGCCAGGACCATTCCATGTCTGAACAGATGACAGACCGCCAAGGCGAATACCTGTAATAAACCTTGAGTTACATTCTGCCTGCGTATATGCACCAACATCTCCCGCAGAGGGTTTGCGTGTTGTGGTGTAAAACTCTGACCAGTTAGCTTCAAAGCCATAACCATCACGCGCTGAACGATAAAAGATACCGCCATTTCTGTAATTCACGCGGAACTGTACAGCAGGGCAACTCCCCGCATTCATATTAAAGTGGAGGATTAATGTCGATGCGCCACTGATATCTGCATCATAAACGCCGCTATTCCAGTTCCAGCCAACAGCTTTATCATTTGCGACCCTGCGTCCTGTTTGCCCTAAAGCAAATGCAGGCTGCTGGTTTTTCGTGTTGTAGTCTCGTCGCCAGCCAGGAGCGTAAGCATCACCATGATTAATATAAGTGAATTGAGCATTAGTGATTCCGCCACCGCTGGAAGTGCTTGGTGTTGTTACACGGATGGTCATGGCACCTTTATTACCCATAACCTCAATAACGCAACCTGCAAGATGAATAGTTCCACAGCCAGTATCGGTTATAATTTTATTATTGCCGTACGACCATGAACATTTGCACATCCAGTATGGGTGATTGAATGCCCCTTGAGAATCCAGCCATTCAATCAATTGTGCCGTTGTCCAGTTCCCTGCACCTGTACTAATAGAACTGTGAAAAGCGCGACATGCACCAATATTTTTAGTGAAGGTATCTTTTCCAGGAATATCCGCGCCGTTCTGATTTTTCTGCAATGACCCAGCGGCTAATTCTACTGTTCGCTCAAGATTTAAATTTTCAGCCGTTAGCTCAATATTTTTAGAACCATCAAACGAGACCCCATTTATAGTTCGAGCGGTTTGTAACTTGGTCGCTGTCGCTGCATTACCGGTTGTGTTCTGATTACCTGTTTTATTCACACCTGGCAGGTCGATATTGGCACTACCATCGAATGACACACCGCCAATCGTGCGTGCTGTTTTCAATTTCGTCGCGGTGTCGGCGTTCCCTGTCAGTGCCCCGGTGATCCCGCCGTTGAAAGTCTGGCGCGCACTCCATGTGTTAGCCGTGCTCAACAGGGGGATCTTTTCACCGCTGGTACCGAGTTCTCTTAAACCAAGGTTTAGGATTGAAATGATGACGCCGGAAACTTCTTATAAAGCGTGGAAACAGCCACATCATAGATGATTGCAACCTGCTTACGGGGGATTCCCTTCTCGAGCAATCGCCGCATTTGCTGCCATGTTTCTTCTTGGTATTTAGGCCGACGTCCACCTATACGACCTTCTGCGCGAGCTGCATCAAGTCCAGCGCGTGTACGTTCAACGATAAGCTCACGTTCCATTTCTGCCAGCGCCCCCATTACGTGAAAGAAAAAGCGCCCCATTGGTGTACTGGTGTCGATGGAGTCAGTGAGACTCCGGAAGTTAATGCCTCTGTCACGCAGCTCTTCCACCAGCACAACTAAGTGACGCATGCTGCGCCCAAGACGATCTAACTTCCATACGACTAGGGTGTCACCTCTGGAAAGCATACGGAGAACCTTTTTTAACCCAGGGCGTTCAGCCTTTTTGCCGCTCGCCTTGTCCTCAAAAATTAGCTCACATCCTGCGCTTTCAAGAGCGTTTCGTTGTAAAGCAGTGTTTTGTTCATTTGTTGATACGCGTACATAGCCTATTAGCATATTTTCTGCTCACTATCGTTATTTATAGCAAGCTGCGGATTTTAATTAACAAAAACCAGTATGTGTGGAAATCACAAAGTACATACCGTTTCCCAATGATATTTAATTCACTATTAAGGAAATAGTTATGTGTGATTTCACAATAATGCTCCTCTCCATCCTTGGCGGGGTGCATTCGTTTCTGAATGGGGTTCGTGAAAAACGTTACGAAGCGTCATGCAGGCAATTGATGGCCGAGTGTATTGCTGCCGTACTTGCAGGCTTTATAGGCATGTATTTCGCGGAATATAAGGGTATGGATGAAAGTCTTCAGAATTGCGTGACTATTATTTGCAGCATCAATAACAGGCTCATTCTTGAAAAGTTACAAAGGATTATCGATTCGTACCTCAATAGAAATGCCTCTTAAGCAACAAATGACCGGTTGAGAAGTTACTTTGCATACCATTACCTCCTGACAACGTAGGAGGGAACTTGTGCTTGACACACAGGAATTAGCTCCAGTTGCTATTGCGCTCCTGCTTTCAGTAATTGGTGGGATAGGCACGTTCCTGATGGATGTCCGAGACGGTCGCCAGTCTGGCAATTTGTTGGGATTGGTTACGGAGATCTTTGTTGCAGTGACAGCTGGCGCGGTGGCGTACCTATTGGGGCAACATGAGGGCTGGGAGTTATCAATTACGTACTTAATGGTAACGATAGCCAGCAATAACGGTCATGAGGTGATTTCAGGGATGAAACGAGTGAATATCGATAGCATTCTGAATGTTCTTACAAGTTTGGTGAAAAAGGGAGGTGGGAAATGATTGGCTGGGGTGTATGCGTTTTTGCGTTAGCCTTAGCCGATCGCTATTTGCTAAAACGCAAGGACATCACGCATTTAGAACTTGGTGATGTGGAAATTAAACCGGGTTTCATCCGGGTGCCGTTCAAATACCGGTCTAAATTCCCGTTTTTGCGCGGCGCAACGGTCAGATATTGGATCCGCGATGTTCAGAAGCCGACGACTGTGATTGAAGGCGAACAACGTTGTCTGACGTCGGCTGAACAGGGCGAAAACAGTGAATGGTTGTACATACCCACTGAATATATGGGTAAAGGAGAGCGACTGTGGCATTTCAACGTCATGGTTACGCATGGCGACTCGTTCATTAACCCGTTGTATCGGATTTTCCCTGTTACTCAGCAAATCCGCAGAAGTTACGTAATAAATCTCGCACAGGATGTGTCAGATGACGAAAAATAAGTATGCAACGGTCGATTTTGACCAGGTTAATGAAAAGGGGCTGAAATCCCTTATCGCGGCGATCAATAAAACCGGTGTTACGGTAATTGAGGTTGACTCCAGCAACCGCGCAACAACGAAAGATGGCGTTAAAGTTAAAACCGCAAAGCTGGTTCTTAACGACGGACAAATTCTTGCCATACAGGTAAACGATACTGGCGATATATCGTCTGTGAGGCTGAATGGAAAAGCTATTCCTAACGCTCAGTCGCCGGATATCAAGACGCTTGGTACCGTCATGGGGCAAGCGGCCCGCAAAAACTCCGCAAAATTCCAGAAATCACTGATCGCCAAAGCGAAACGTGTTGCCAATCCGGTAGACAAGAAACCGGCAGTAAAATCCAACTTTCAGCGCCTGCAAGAGGCAAAACAGCGGAATGCTCAGGTGGTTGCCGCTTATAAATCAGCGCAGAACTCGGTGTCTTTCAATCAACAGCAGATCACTGATTTGCGGGCGAAGCTGGATAAGGAGACAGGCCGACTCAATAACGAAAAGGCCCGAAATGGCGAACTCAAACGCCGTCTTAAGCAACTGAAAGCAGGAAATTAACATGGAACAGTTCAATATCAATAAAGGGGTGACGATCAAGCCTGGGCTTGACGTGCTTCCCCCGCCAGTGACTGATGATGAATATCGCGCATTAATGGCCGGTGAGGACCGCTATCTGATGACGGAATCCAACACCCTGGAGGAAATCGAGGCTACGTTCTTCTATGACACGCCGATCCACTGGTGTGCTACGGATTTACTGGAGGCGATTAGTTCTACTCGTTTGCAGTTACACCGGACCATGCAGGCATTTGTCCGGGCATTAAACCAGAAGCTGAATGGTACCGGAATCTCTGCGGGGAGTGATAAAACGGGGGATGTGGCCCAGAACGGTGCACGCGCGATCGGCGGGGCTGAAATTGGCCGGGCACGTAACGTTAACGGGCTGCCGGTCCTGCCAGCCATTATTCCGCTCAGTGATGGTCAGACTATCAGCATTCTGTTTCATAGCCCGACAGCGGAAAACCGGATCACCAATAGCGATACGCTGATTGCTTTCCAGTTCTTACTGAATAAAAAAGACGTTACTCATACCGTTGCTCCGATGAGTGGACGTGATATGACGCTGGCGCAGGTCACCATGAAACTTGCCAACCTTGCAGAGAAAAACTCGGCAAAATTCCAGCGTGCGCAGAAGAAGAAAAAAGCCCTGGTTGATGAAATAACCCAACTACAGGCTGACAGTGACCAGAAAGAGGATGCCATGAGCGACCTCGCGGATCAGGTGGCAGCGGTAGAAGGGCAGAAGGTAGATCTGGAGCAGAAAATTAACGCTGTTGCATCGGAAGCGGATTCTCTTTATGAAGAGAATGAGCGTTTGCAGACGGAGATTGATCAGCTCAATCGCACAGGTGGGCGCGATACCATTGATCCAGCGGGGATGACTGGTGGGCACTCGCGCGCGCTGACGGATCGCCTTGCCAGTATCAAAAATCGTATGCATATGAACGGGGAAGTGACGCTCAGTAATGGAGCATCAATGAAGCAATTCATTGAGGACGGCGAAGGGTATATCCAGTTAACCGATTCGGATGGCAGCGTGTACATGATCAAGGCTAAATCCATACAGGGTGTGGACATGGCAGATGCGATCGGCAAGCTGTTTAAAGCCTATAAAGCGGGTAATGTATCGGAATATCTGGTCCAACCAGAAGAACATAAACCGGAAAACGTCGAACCTGAACCAGCGGAGGATACCGGTAGCTCTTCGCCTGAACCAGAAGTCTCTGTAGGTGCATATCGATATGCCTTGCAAATGCGTCCGGCGGCCCCTGGCGCAATACCTGAAGGTAACAAAGCAATTCTGCCGCGCCCTGATGAAGGTGACCCGTATTATGAATATGCACGCTACGGCATTGCTACTTACGATACCCCGCTTTCTGATCAGCAAATGAGTGAGTACGACCTGAAGTTATTGCCTCGCGAGGATTCTTTCGACTTCCTGGCGAAGACACTTACTAATGGTCCGTTTGGCAAATATGCACAAAAAGCTCTGGATCTGGCCACCAGCTCACCAGACGAGTTCCGCGTAATGCTGAAAACTCAGTTTCAAAAAACTTTCCCCAATATTGCGTTTCCGGGGGGCGCTGGCACCGAGAAAATGGTGCAGAGCATGATCAATGCATTGCAGGCCGAAGTCGGTGAGATTACTCAGCCAGAACCTGCCCCGGCACAGCCTGATGAAACGGTTAGCGAAGCAGATGCAGAGGCTAATAAAGCCATTGAATATCTCAATAACGTGATGGATATGCAAAGCACTGACATGGCGGAGATCCGTAACGCCCGGGGCAATGTCCGGGAAGCGATTGCAGCCCTTCAGGCTGCCGGACGTTTTGAGGAAAACGAAGAGCTGGTTAATGGCGCTGCTCGCCACCTGGCTGATCTGCTGGTAGCAATCCAGAAAGCGGGGGTAGCGGCATGACACTATCAGCTATTGAGTTAATGGATCTCAGCGATAAGTTGGATGCTCTGATGTCCAAAGCGGCTACCGCGAGTGGCATGGAGTTGCTGGATATCAGCGATGAAATTGACCAGATCATGCAACAGATGGGGTACGGCGCGTCCGGCGGCAGTAGTGGCGAGGAAAAACAACCTTCGGTACATGATGGTGTGCCAAAACTGGTTGCTGATTTCCTGGCTGATAAATTCGTCGATCAGAGCACAGATGCATTTATCGGTACCTTGCAGGACTTGAGTCAATATGTTGGCACATACATCGACCTGGACCAGGTTAAACAGCACACGGCGGCATGGATAGCCGCCAACATTGAAGAGGCAGCATAAGGCGTAACAGGGATGAGCTTAAGCGATCAGGTGGTAATGGCCACCAGCATAGAAACGCTGATCGAGCTGCTTAAGAACCTGCCCGATTATGGGCGGGTTTCGTATGTGGTGACAGCGAAGGGAGACGAGGTAAAAACAGCGTTTGATATCGTCGATGCCTCAGCTCTTTTGGTATCCAATACTCTGGATGGGAAAATTAATCCTGACTATCCCCAGGAACTTCAGCCGCGCGACCGGACCCGCGCATCCAGCCTTCTTCAGGTTAACCAGATATCCAAAGATTTGCGGCCTGCTCAGCTTACTGATTCCGGTTTATCCAGCCATGGTGCGCCGATAATTGGTGAGGACAATGCCGTTGAGTCAGGTAATGGGCGGACCATGGGGATCATTAAAGCCTATCAGGACGGTAATGCGGATCGGTATCGGGAGTACCTGATTGAACATGCGACCGAATTCGGCATACGGCCTGAAAAGGTTGAATCAATGACGGCTCCGGTACTGGTGCGCCGCCGGTTAACGAAGGTTGACCGTGTTCAGTTTGCCAAGGACTCAAATATTTCTGATCTCCAGGAAATGGCAGCCAGTGAAAAGGCTTTTGTTGATGCCGACAGCATAACACCGGCGATGATGGCGCTTTTTAACCCGTCAGAAAGCGGAGATCTGCTTAGCCGCAGTAATAACGCGTTTATTCGCGGATTTATGACGCAAGTTGGTGCCACACAGGCGACTGGCCTTGTAACTGAAGATGGGCGACCAACACGGCAACTTGTAGACCGTATACAAAACGCGATCTTTGCCAAGGCATATAAGGATGCGCGCCTGGTAAGGATGGTTGCAGAAGAACCTGATCCAGATATGCGTAATGTTCTGACGGCGCTTAATGCGGCAGCCAATGATTTTGTCCAGATGCAGGCTTTATCAGGTGAAGCGCACAAGCAGGCTGTGACAACTATTGTTGATGGCATTGAGACAGCGGATAGTCTCGATAAAAAGGCGCTGGCGGCATTGAAAGATGCGGTAGACCTGGTAAGGCAATCGAAGGAGTCAGGCCAACATATTACCGATGTTATTGCTCAGGGGGATATGTTCAGCGAAACAGCCCCGGAAGTGAAAGCTCTCGCGTTGTTCATCGTCGCGAATAACCGTAGCGCGAAGCGTATGGCCACCGCCTTTAAGTTGATGGCTCAACGTATCAATGATGAGTTACAGCACCAGGGCCAGGCGCTGGGGGATATGTTTGGCGGCGGCGATGTGTCGTTACAGGATATCCTTCGCCAGGTGTCTCAGGAACTGGAAAACGAAGGCATGCAAGGGATATCCGGCGGTCTTTTCGAGTCCGTTTCCGGCGGTAGTTACAACGGTGTTGCTCCGTATACCAGTTTGCTATTACATCGGGCATCCGGCATCAAAGACATTATTCATCTGATCAGGCTGCTTTCCCGCACAGATCCCCAGGATGAACAGCTTGTACAAGTGCTTGCGCATTTTGTTCGAATGCCTGTTGCCGACGTGAAAAAATGGTGCCGATTATTCGGTATCAGCAATTCGTTACTTCGCGGCTTGTTAAATCACGCATCTTCCCTTGGGCGCGATGGCTTTGACGAGATAGCGCAGGCGATAAAAAACGGAGATATGCCACCAGCTATTGACTGGTTTTCCATTCGCCCAACCAGGGTGAAAGCATTCCTTAGCGCGGCGCATTCGGCATCACCATTGGCAGAAATGGTTCAGAGGTTGTCGCTCATATTCACAGACCATACCGCGTTGGGTGATCTGACTCTGGACGAGATGAAAGAAGCCTCCATTCAGTGGGCCGATCAACAAAATGAGGTTAACTCAGACTTCTTGCCAGCATTCAGGAAGGCCGTTAGTAAAGCGGATGATTCCCGTGGAATTCTGAAGGCATTTAAGGCATTGCAAAGTCGGGTTAATAAACATGTCGGTGATATCGATGGGGTAACGGCGGAAGGCAGGGATATCCTTAAAGAGCACGGCATAACGCCAGAGTTTATTGATGAGATCAGGACTGATATGCAGCGTGAGGTCGTATCGTCCCTGCAAATTGTAGCCAGAGCGTTGGCGGATGCTAATCCGAAGAGTGCGGCCATTGTTAACCGGGTTATTGGTGATATTGAAGCATCGGAGGGCATGGGGGCGCTGAAACTCTTCCTTTCGCGAGCGTTTAATCCTAACGGCAATATTCTCCCTGGCATTATTGGTGAGGCTAAAAGGTATGTCAGTGAAGAAGAACTTGAGCAGCTTGACCAACTACTTAAGCGATTCTCATATAACCCGCAGACACGCTGGCAAATGAATCAGCGAAGAATGGGTTCGGTCCACGAGAAAGTGTTATCTGCCATGAACAGTGCGATCGCAAACTCATCCGTATCTGAAGAAAAAGCTCTTGAGTGGGCCGACTCTTTTATCACGGAAGAAGTGGAAGAAGCCCGCGCTGGACAGAATGGTGGGATAGACCTGCGCAAGGAACTTGCTGATATTTATCGCCTGACCGGCGGTAAAATTTCGACCTTATCAAAGGTGGTTCACCACCAGGGAAGGGCATATGCAAATCTTAATGGTGTTGTTGCTGTCAATTTGAACGATGAAAATGCAAGTGCACTGTGGCACGAGCTGGGTCATCATCTTGAGTACAGTAACCCTGGTTTGTTAGAGAAAGCCCGGTCATTCCTGAAGGCCAATGTTGAAGGGGATAAGCCATCTTTCGTTAATATCGGTGGGCGTGGCAAGCCTGAATGGTGCTTCAGATCTCGATTGAGTAATATTTATATGGCGAAGGTATACCCGCCAGCCTCAGTAAGTAACACCGGGAAAATTCGGCAGAAATCACCGACTATTTCCAAAACGTCAGCAACGGAAGTATTCTCTATGGCTCTTCAGTTGTATCATGACAAAGAGGCCGCTGCCGCATCACTGATGAATGGTGACGGATTGCTGGAACTGTTATTAGGTGTGGCAAAGGAGCTAAATAATGCAGATTAAAATCGCAGCGCCATTAGGCGGAGATGCCATTATCGAATTTGATGATAATGAAGAAGTTTCCGGGCGTTTAAGCATTATCTCCGGTGACATTACCGAGGACATGATCGCTGAAGCCATAGCTGGGGCAAATCCCAATAGCTATATGGGATTCGTTAACACCCTTGATGCTCCCGCAAGTGATGTTCTCCGAACGCTGCATCTTTACGCTGGCTGGTTTGTTGATTGGCCAGCAGTAGATGGTGGCGATGATGACGACGACGATGATGATTTTGGTGATCATGTAGACCAGATCGTATATTAACTCCCTGATTGTGCAAAAATAATCTGTTCTGATATGTTAATTGTGTACTTAAAGTAAACGCGTAGTGGCTTGCTTTAGGTTATGGAAGCAAGCCGTTACCTAATATGTTAGATCAAAAAAAATTAATTTTTGCGTTTCGCTCACCACATATTGAACACTTTAGTCGATCTTTTAATTCTTCCAGAGTCAATCCTGAAGCTACATATTGTTTAATATCTCTTCTTTATTGCATATTCAGAGGGTAAAGATATACACATACTAAAATGAATTAGCTTAGCTCGTTATTAATCAGGATTCGATGAGACCGCTCCATTTTAGGGAATAACATTTATAACTAAAACACATCGTCTTTAACTCTCACAATATAGATTCAATTTAATACCCAATCGGCAGTAATTAATTTGATTCTAATTTTTAAGTAGATTTCAAGTCTACATCCATTAAAGCCCTGTTAATTAACAGGCTATCTATTTTTGACAGTTATTATTTTTGTGATAATTTAATTGTTTGTCTTTTGTGCTTATTTTTGATTGTTTTTTTGATCTATTTTGTCAATTTTTATTCTGTGAATTGAGTTTTTTCTAATAGTCCATTGGGTTTTCAAGGCTATTATTTGTGATTTTGATCACAAAAATACCTTGATTTTTATTTGCAAAACTTGAAACACGAATCCAAAAAAGATAAACATTTGTCCGCAGTGACTTCTTTTCTACTGAAAAGTTCAATCTAAAGGGCAAAAAAAATGAAAAAAATCACAGTGGCACTCTCTGCGGTTGCAGCATCTGTCCTGATGGCAATGTCTGCGCAAGCAGCTGAAATCTACAACAAAGACGGTAATAAACTGGATCTGTACGGCAAAGTTAACGCAGAACATTACTTCTCTTCTTCAGCTAGTGATGACGGAGATAAGACTTATGCTCGTCTGGGATTCAAAGGTGAAACTCAGATTAATGACCAGTTAACCGGTTTTGGTCAGTGGGAGTACGAATTTAAAGGTAACCGTACTGAATCTGAGGGCTCTGATAAAGATAAAACTCGTCTTGCATTTGCTGGCCTCCGTTTTGCTGATTATGGTTCAATCGACTATGGTCGCAACTATGGTGTAGCTTATGATATTGGCGCTTGGACTGACGTGCTGCCTGAGTTTGGTGGAGATACCTGGACTCAGACCGATGTATTTATGACCCAGCGTGCTACTGGCGTAGCCACCTACCGTAACAATGATTTCTTCGGCCTGGTTGATGGTCTGAACTTTGCTTTGCAGTATCAAGGTAAAAATGATAGTGCTGTAAAAGTGAACAACTGGAAAGGCCGTGACGTAGTTGAATCTAATGGTGATGGCTTTGGTCTGTCTGCTACTTACGATTATGAAGGATTTGGCGTTGGTGCAACCTATGCAAAATCTGATCGTACTGATGGGCAGGTATCCTATGCTAAAAAGGATCCTCTGAATGCTTCTGGTAAAACTGCTGAAGTATGGGCTACTGGCCTGAAATATGACGCAAATAACATTTACCTGGCTGCAACTTATTCTGAAACTCAGAATATGACTGTCTTCGGTGATGACTTTATCGCGAACAAGGCGAAAAACTTTGAAGCTGTTGCTCAATACCAGTTTGATTTCGGCCTGCGTCCGTCCATCGCTTATCTGCACTCTCGCGGTGAAAATATTGGTGCGTTCGGCAGCCAGGATCTGGTTGAATACATCGACTTGGGTGCGACTTATTACTTCAACAAAAATATGTCCGCTTTCGTTGACTACAAGATCAACCTGATTGATGAAAGTGAATTTACCAAAAGATCTGAGGTTGCAACCGACAACATCGTTGCTGTTGGTATGACCTACCAATTCTAATTTTGGTAGGTAAGAATATGCGGGAAGGGAGTGATGTCACTGCCCGCATATAGGTGGCACCCTCATGCCACCTTTGAAGAGGCAATAAAATTGCCTCTTCTCAATTTAACTTCATGTTATTTATTACCTTTTTATTAATTTGAAACTCTATTGTTGGGGCGCTTTGTTGCGCCCATTTTTTTACACCAATTAGGTAAAGTTATTTTTAAGTAATCGAGCAACTTTCAGCCCTCTCAAAATGGAATATCGTCTTCAAAGTCCATTGGAGGTTCGCTATTGGCGTTGCTCTGAGGTTTACTGCCACCGCTGTATTGCTGGTGGTTTTGAGGTTGGTTTGACTGCCCCCAGCCATTTGAGAATTGTGAATCGTCGCGGCGAGCGCCGATCATTTGCATGGTGCCGCCCTGGCTGACGATAATTTCCGTCGTGTAACGTTCTACACCGGCGTCATCTGTCCACTTACGGGTTTTAAGTTTCCCTTCGATGTAGACCTGAGAACCTTTTCGTAAATACTCACTCGCAATTTCAGCAAGTTTTCCGAACAAAACGACTTTATGCCATTCTGTTTGCTCTTTCTGTTGGCCCGTTTGCTTGTCGCGCCATGATTCATTCGTTGCGATGCTGAGTCTTCCGACCGCTCCGCCATTTGGTATATACCTGATCTCCGGGTCTTGCCCCAGGGTACCAATCAGGATGACTTTGTTTACACCGCGTTGTGCCACTTATCTTACCTAATAAAATAAATTAATTAGAGCAATAATGTATATCTTTGAAACGTAGCTAACAAGTGATTTGCATTATCCTGTGCCTTCTAAAGGGATCGAGTCAGTCGGTATTGGCTGTGAATGGGTGTTTGTCCTGGAGCGTAAAAAATTCGCTTATGAGGTCTTTATGAAGGGAAAAACAGCCGCAGGAGGCGGTGCAATTTGCGCTATCGCGGTGATGATTACCATCGTGATGGGTAATGGCAATGTGCGAACCAACCAGGCGGGGCTTGAGCTGATTGGTAACGCTGAAGGTTGCCGACGTGATCCATACATGTGCCCGGCGGGGGTATGGACTGACGGGATCGGTAATACACACGGGGTAACGCCGGGTGTGCGAAAAACCGACCAGCAAATCGCCGCTGATTGGGAAAAGAATATCCTGATCGCTGAACGCTGTATTAATCAGCACTTCCGGGGCAAAGACATGCCCGATAATGCCTTCAGTGCAATGACAAGCGCGGCATTCAATATGGGATGCAATAGCTTACGGACCTACTACAGCAAAGCGCGAGGCATGCGAGTAGAAACGTCCATCCACAAGTGGGCGCAGAAAGGGGAATGGGTGAATATGTGTAACCATCTCCCTGATTTCGTGAACAGTAACGGCGTGCCCCTGCGAGGTTTAAAGATTCGCCGTGAAAAAGAACGCCAGCTTTGCCTGACGGGGCTTGTCAATGAATAAACTCCGGCAGCTCCGCCGACTTTCGACAATGAAGTTATCGCTGGCGGCGATAGTTTTTGACTCGATTTTCATGGCGGTATATGTGCTCAATGAGACGTGGCCACTGGAACCGCTATTGTATGCCGGGCTTCGGCTGTGCCTGACATTTTTGAGCATGGCTGCGAGATTGATGCAGCAGAAAGAAACCGCTTCAGATTGTCCACGCCGCGCGGTGCGCAAATATATGGCACGCAGGCGAAGGCGATAATAGTTAACGAGAACCCCGGCAGCTGCCGGGGTTATTTTTGGTGGTTATTTAAACGGATTGATTGAATTATTAAACGTGATGATGCTTGTCTCACGCGGTGCCTGGACGTTAGCCGCTTGCGGAACCTCCTTAATTTTCTTGGTGACAGGCAAGTTGCGTGCGCCAACTTTGATCAGAGATTCGAAAAGTGTGGCAACGATTTTTGCATCACCAGGTTCTTTGAGGCGGAATGCGTCTTTTTGGGCGGCGGAGACGAAGATCGGGAGGTTATCCAGTTCGTCTTGCATTGCTGCCAGCACATCGTCGCGGATACCCGCTGTTTCCTCCAGCAAAGCGATTCGCGCTTCAGCATCTGCGATCTTGGCCATTGCTTCGAGGTGGCGGCCCTGGCTTTCGAGTAGTGCAGTTTCCAGTTCTGCCGTACGCTCTGTCGCCTCCACCATCATTTCCAGTTCAGCCATTTTGCCGTAATGGGATATAACTGCCTGCACTGACTCGTCGGAGTACCCATGCGCCGCCAGGGACTCTGCCAGTAGAGATTTAGAATCCGCGCTTTCAAACATTCCGGCGCTGGCAGGATGATCCAGACTGATATAGTTCGGCGTTGTCACATAATCCACACCATGGAAGCTGGTGGTTACAGCGATTTTCCCGGACTCGCGCCCGCCAGTGGCCCAGCTCCAGCCACCAGCTCGGCTTTCGATCATCGCGGCGACAATTTTACCCGGCTCTGTGTTAAGAATTTCCTGTGTATGGGTAACGATGCCGTTGTCGTCAACAGATATAGCCACTGTGCGACACGCCGGAACATTGTCGATTACGACCGGGCGACCTTCCACCATGATCACGCTGGTTTCTGGTACTTCCAGTTTGCCAGTCAGCTGTCGGCGACCGTGACCGTAATAGCCGAAAAGCTCACCAAGGCGTAAACCTTCCTGAGTTTCCTTGCTTTCAAGCATGGTCTTTACCGCGCTTAATACATACTGTCGCCCGTTCTGGCGACCTTTTCGAGCATTGCTATAGAGACAAAAGCGGTCAGTGACCGTTTTCAAAACATCAGTCATTATCGTTTCCCTCTTTAAAGACCGATTCAAGGATTTGCGCCAGTTCCTGTGGCGGTGTTTTGATGATGGAATCCATCAGGTGATCGTCGTCCTCGCTTTTCGCTTTCAGTTCGTTCACCAGTGCTTCAGAGATTTTTTCGTCAATCTCCAGCACATCGCTGAACAGGTAACGTTTGAATGCATCGGAATTGGCGAGGACGCTGTTATTGCTGACGGCATCGAGGATTTGCGTAACGATGGTGGCGTAGTTCGCCTGCGAGTCGCGGTTGTCGTTGTGCTCTTGTTGCAGAGCGGTATTAACGGAGTGGAATTCGATTTTGTACGGGCGATCACCTTCCGGGTATACCTTGCCGTACTTGAAAGCAAGATGAATATCGATAGCCCGCTGAATGAACTCTTCTACGCCCTGCTGGATCCATGAGGCGCGCATGGCGGCCTGAATTGCCGTGCGCAGGAATCCACCTTCACCAAGCCCGCCGGACATTTGATCTGCCCACCCCAGGAGGGTGTAATCGAGGCCAAGTGCTGCCGCCAGCTGGCGCATATAGGTGAGAATGTCTTCAATGCCGTTGATGTCAGCCTGGATGGTCTGAGTATCAATAGTCATCTGTCCCTTGCCGTCGCCCATAATAGGCAGCAGAGTATTGGTCACCGTAGGCATGTTATTCGCGCCGCGTGCGCGCTTTTCCATCAGGTCAGCTGCTCGTTTAAGCGTCTGAGTAATGGTGCGTGAATAATCGGCTGCTTTTACCGGATCCAGACTATTCATCGCCAGGCCGATGATTCGGTCAATTTTCGACGCGTTAAAACGCGTTGCCTTCAGTGAGCGGATCGCCGAACGCAGATTCATGTACGGCTCGTAGGCGTATTCGAGCAAGCTGGTCCCGTAATTCTGGGTTTCAATCGGTGTGCGCTCTTCCGGATTATCCAGCAGGCTGTAAGCCTTATGGCCAGTGTGCACAGGCATAAGGTTTGACTTAGGCCGCCAGTAGGGGATTTTCATAGGGATAATGGCCCACGGATCGGCGAAAACCATTTTCCCTGACGCGTCCTTCAGATAATCGCCGCTAAATCCCGCCAGGTTGCCGCTGACCTCGAACTCTTTGATGAAGCCCGGAAGGGTGTAATAGGAGCACTCAAAAGACGTGATCCCTATGCCTTCTTTGGCGTATGGCCTGACATAAGCCACCCCAAATACAGACATGATAAATGCCCACCCGGCGACCTCTTTGTTGATGGTTCGCCCGATGTCGTTCATCAGCTCGTCACACAACGCCTGCGCGGCGTCATAGTCACTATCGTTTCCGTGATGTACCGGCACGATAGAGAAAGTTTGCCCGGTCTTCTTATCGAAAGAGAGCGCGTGCGTAATATGGATGTTCAGCGCGGTGGCGATCGTGCTGTAAACCGCCATCTCTTCGAGTAGCGGATAGCGTTGCAAGCGGTCTTCCGGCAGTTGAACTTCATCAAAGATAAAGCGACTTCCGTCCACCAGCCCATCGCCAGCCATGCCACTATCGCCCGGTTTGCCGCCTAAGAAGCCGGACAGTTGTACCGGTGCCCCTGCGCGAGAAAACAAATACCCACTTCCGCCGTGCACAGCCAGCGCGGACAGGAGGATGTTGTCCCGTTCTCCGTTGTCTTTAAAAACCCCCGCCAGCGCCTTCCTGACCGAGGATAGCGTGATTTTATTGTCTGCCAAGATTGCACCTTAATTAGAATAATTCGCATCGTGTTTGAACGGAATTTAACACTAGTCACTTGTTAAGGATTACCAATGAACAAGCTATCTATAGGGGTGTTTCGCTGTTCAAGTGTCAGCGAAATATTGAAATACATTAGGGCAATAACATCTCACCGAGCGCCGATTAGATACGGCGTGGAAAAGGTGGAAGGCAAAAGCTATGACCGACTACGCCGGGAGGCGAATCAGAAGGCGATAGATTTGCTTAATTCGCTGGTGGACGGCGCGACACTGACAGATGAACAGCGCCAGATCCTGGCTGGGTACACCGGCGAAGGCGGCATTGGCGGGTCCGTCTCCGAATATTACACACCAAAGCCGATCGCTGAAGGTGTCTGGGAGATCATGAAGCTCTACGGCGCGGACGTAGGTAACACTCTGGAACCATCGGCGGGAACCGGCGTTTTTAATGAGACAAAACCGGTTGGTACGGTGATGACCGCGACTGAGATCAGCAGTGTTTCCGGTCGTATAAACCAGCTGTTGCACCCGGAAGACAGCGTACAGATTTCTCCGTTCGAACAACTGGCTGTAAGCACGCCTAACGATTCATTCGACCATGTTGTGGGTAACGTTCCGTTCGGTGGTCGTGATAACACACGCAACATCGATAAGCCTTACGCAGAAGAAACGGACATGGGTTCTTACTTCATGCTCCGCATGCTGGACAAGATAAAGCCAGGCGGATTCATGTGCGTGATTGTGCCGCCGTCCATTGTTTCAGGTTCAAACATGAAGCGGTTACGCCTGCGCCTATCACGGAAAGCTGAATTTCTTGGTGCCCACCGCTTGCCTACCGGTACTTTTGACGCTAACGGGACCAGTACGGTCGTAGATGTGGTGCTGATGCGCAAACATCCGGCAGAGATGGCTGAGAAAATCCCCCTGGTGGATGAAAGCACTCTCGAATCGGCAAATGTGCTTTGGTCAACGTTTATTTCTGGCAAGTGGTTTGAAAAGGATGGCCGCCGGTTTGTTCATGGCACCCAGGAAAAGGGCTTCCAGGGGCGTATTGAGGTTCGTGCCGACGGTCAGATTGATAACCAGGCTCTTAAAGCGAAGCTGATTCATCGTTTCGAAAGCCGTATCGACTGGTCTTTGCTCGATATGGCTGAACCGTCACCGACCGCAGACGTTGTTGGTGAAGGGGAAATGCGCCTGATTAATGGCGTATGGCAAAAATATGCTGGTGGTCGCTGGATTGAAGCTGATGCAGGGAAGGAACTTAAGATCGATGCTGCCAGTTATGGCGCGGATAGCTGGGAGGCTCTTCAGCGTAACCTGACTACAACAGAAGGCCGTCTCGGCATGACATTTACCCAGATGGCAAATGTCCGCGATAAGTACACCACATCAATCAGCGACGATATGGTGCAGCTGGTGGACTGGATTAACAGCCAGCCTGAAAAATACCGTGAACGCTTGTATCGCGGGGCGATGATTGGCCGGATGTTAATTGAATATCAGGACATGAAGGCCGCCGGGCATAGTGCTGAACAAATCGAACAGCAGCGCCTTTCTCTGGTATCCCGTTTGCAGGCAGAGATTGACCGTTTTGGTAACCCCGGTCGCGGTCCGATAGCGAAATTATCGGGGAGCAGTGCGCGCGCCTGGTTTGCTTTCCGTGGTGCAATTAAGCTGGATGGCACTATTTCTGACGAGCTGACAGGAAAACTGGTTACGCATGATTCCAGCGCCAGTTATGACTCTACCAGCTATCAGGACACCCTGCGTTATCTCTACAGTGATCTCACTCGCGATCCAATCCAGCTCGATGATTTCCGCCTTGCGTTTACCGGCGAACTGCCAGCCAGTGATGACGAGTTGCTTAATTTATTGGCCAGCACCCCTGGCATTGCGGTTTCACCGTATGGCGGGATTGTTCCGTTCGCCCGCGCCACCAGCGGCGACATTAACGAGATAGTGGCACCAAAACAGGAATTCCTTGCCACACTCCCCGACGGTCCAGTAAAGAACAACGTCCTTAATCAGCTGGCAGCGATCGAAGAGAAGCGCATCAAGACGCCAGCAGAGAATATCCGCTTTAAGCTCAATAGCCGTTGGTTCGACCGTTCCGTCATTCTGGAATTTTTGCAGGAAAACGGCTATCCGGATCTTCGCTATGTGCAGTCAGTGCAGCTGGAAGGCGACGAAATGGTTTCTGACACCTATCACGGTGGTGATGGTCTGTTCGTCGGGCACCGATACGGTGTCGTCCAGCGCAAGGATAAAGAAACAGGCGAGATCCGCTACGAGTGGGACCGTAAATCAGGTGAAAACGCGACCGGGTTCCCGGCACAGCTGGAAAAGTATCTCAATGGTGCGCGTATCGGTGGCAAAGATAGCGCGACGGCGAACGGCTACCGCGAGCAGATGGCACTGCTTGAGGACCAGTTCAATAAGTGGATCAAGACGCACGATCGCTACGATGAGCTGGTTGCCAAATACAACGATGTGTTCAATAGCAATATCCCGTATGAACACTCTGGCGATCCGCTTGGGTTGAAGGGATTAAGCGGTAAGCGCCAGCCATTTGATTACCAGAATAGCGAGGTGAGACGACTGTCCGAAGATGGGCGCGGCATCCTGGGCTTCGGCACCGGGCTGGGTAAAACGACGACCGCGCTGGCGCTTGAGGCGTTCAACTATGAGAACGGTCGCTCCACCCGTACTGCGTATGTAGTGCCTAAATCAGTGCTGGAAAACTGGTATTACGAAGCAAAAGAGTTCCTGAGTGAAGAGGCATTCAGTAACTACCTGTTCGTCGGTCTTGATGTGCTGATGGATGGCGATCAGATTCGCCAGGTGCCGGTGCTCAATGAGAACGGTAAACCTGTTCTTGGTACTGATGGCACTCCAGTTATGCGCGATGCTCTTAAGCTGGCAGATGAAGCCACTATCACGGCGCGGATGAACGCGATCCCGCACTCAAATTACCGTGCAGTCGTGTTTACCAAAGAACAATACGCCCGCATTCCGCTACGTGATGACACCGTAGATGAGCATGCACAAGACATGCTTTATGACTTCGTTGCCGCCGGGCGCGTAGCCAGCGCAATGGACTCCGACTCCCACCGCAAAGAGGCGGCGCGTCGCCGGGTATTGTCGGAGTATTCAGATACCGGTACCGAAAAAGCAGAGAAGTATCCGTACTTTGAGGATATGGGCTTCGACAGCGTGATTGCTGACGAAGGCCACAACTACCGCAATAGCTATAAAAATGGTCGCGAAGCGTCACAACTGGCCTATCTGCCCACCAGCGCGGTGGCGCAATCGGCGCGGGATATGGCAATTAAAAACGCGTACCTGATGAAAAAGAATGGCGGGCGCGGGCCGGTTCTCCTGACTGCAACGCCAGTCGTTAACACCCCGATCGATGCATACAACATGCTTTCTCATGTTCTGCCGAAGGAATACTGGCAGAAGATGGGGATCTACGGTCCTGATGACTTCGTTAAATTCTTCGGCAAGACCAGGCTGGAAACGGTACAGAAAATCAGCGGTGAAGTTGAAGAAAAAATGGCGCTGGTGGGCTTTGAAAACCTTGATGCGCTGCGCGGTATATTCCATCGCTGGGTAACGCTTAAAACGGCGGAAGACGTTAAGGATACCGTGGAGATCCCGGAGCTGGACGAACACCAGCAGGATGCACCACTTACTGAAGAACAACTGGCGGCGTATGAAGAATTGCGTCAGCAGGCGGAAGCGGCGGCCAAAGCCAACAATGGCGTAACGACCTCGGTCAATGAAGACGGCGTGATTGAGCACGAGAAAGCCCGTCCGACCTTCTCAATAATCAGGGATATGGACCGCGTATGTACTGACATGGACCTGTACTATCGCCGGATCACCTATCGTTTCCTGCCGGAGTACGCCGATGCGGTGCAGCAGCTGGCGGACAGTTTGCCTAAACAAGCCACCAGCGAAGACGACGACAGTGATGATTCAATCACGCAGCAATCGCAATACTCCCTGATAGATAAGGGCGAGTTTATTCAGTTGCAGGTTCCGGAAGCGTTCGAGCAGGAAGTGAATAAGCGCCTGGCCAGGTTTGGCATTGACGAACAGACCGTAACTCACCCCGTTACGCCGAAATACGCGAAGCTGATCGCCACGCTGAAGGAGTTTTTCCCGGAAGGTAAGCAAATCATCTTCACCGATGAAAAAACGCAGCACCAGAAGCTCAAGCGCATTATCTGCAATGCTCTAAACCTTGAACCTTCAAAGGTGGGGATCCTGAATGCTCAGACGGTTGCCGAGGCAGGTAAAACCGGTAAGAAACTGAAAGCGGTTAAACCGCCGAAAGAGTTACCGGATGAACCAACAGATGCACAGATAGCGAAATACAACGAGCAAATGGCTCTGTATGACGCCTATATCGCGCAGCAAAATGAAATGTTGTTGGGCGGTCTGGAAAAGATTGCAGCCGACTTCCAGGAGGGCCGGACTCCGATCATCATCTGCAACAAAAAGGCAGAGGTGGGTATCAACCTGCATCGAGGAACGACTGACATCCATCATCTGACGTTGCCATGGACTCCAGCCAGTATTGCGCAACGAAACGGTCGCGGTGCCCGAGTTGGCTCCAACCGTGCAAGCGTTCGCGTTCACTACTACTGCGGCAAGGGTTCTTTCGATGAATACCGACTGAAGACGCTGAAGCGTAAAGCAGGCTGGATCTCCGATATCCTCCGTTCAGATAAGTCAGAAATGGAGAACGCCGACGCCAACGATATGATCGAAATGCAGATGTATACCGCTAAGGATGATGGCGAACGTCTGGCAATGATGCAGGTTCAAATGGATAAGGCGAAAGCTGCGCAACGCGCTCGCCAGAAAGAACAGGCTACTATCGACCTTCAGAACTACATCAAGGCGCAGCACGCAGCTGGTGAGGATGTGGAGGTGCTTACCGCTGAATTAGAGCGAAGCAAAGCGGAACTTGAAAAGACCACCGCCGAGGTAGCTAAATTCAAACAGGCGGCAATGGCCAAGGCAGCGGATAACGCAGACTGGAAGGCACGCTGGGGGAGTGTCCATCACACAGACCGTATGTTGTTAGCACAGTATCGCGCGTCGTTGAAAAGCGCCATTCAGCGCAAGGCTAATATCTCTCAAGCAATCTCCCGCTATGAGAAATTATTGAACCGTACTCAGAAGGCCGCGACGGATATCAAACGCCTGCGCCCGCTGGTGGAGGATGCATTAAATAAAGGCATTCTGGATGTTGATCCTGACCTGGTTAACCATGCGAGTGAGTTCCTTGTTATCGGCGATCGCTCATGGCGTGTAGGCCAATACTACGATTGTGCCGGTGATATCGTTCGCATTAAGTCGCTGGACTTCGACAGCCAGCGCGCAGACGTGGAGATCATCTTCACCTTCAAAGGCACCAAATCTGGTAACTGGGATGTGAAGACGCTGGATAAACAGGTTGATGTAACTCCCGATGAAGATGCTGTTATGCAGAAAATCAGTGGTGGCGTCTCCATCGCCGGGATTAACGACATCGTTTCCTGTGACGATTTCTACCGTTTCCAGCAGCGCGGCATGATCAAAATCACTGACTCATACGGCGTTCAGACTACAGAGTCAGGCTATAGCATTGATTTTGTTGGTACCTATACGGACCCACTGAAGCATGCGGTTTACCCGGATCGCCGTGACGGCGCGCTGAAGTCGTCAATTGCAAAATGGGTGCTTGGTATGATGTCGGAAGGGAATAACCGCCAGATCCGTTCGGCAGAAGCATTCCTGGTTGAACTGTTTGGCTCCAATTATGGCGATGTAATCGCGTCATACGGAGATACGCTATCCCCTGAAGCAATTCAGGAGAAAATAGCGGATGCGATCGCCAGAATGCCGGAGAAAACAAGCCAGGGGGCTACTCGTAACGGGGATTCTGAACTTGAAGTCACCAATGCCATTTTCGGTACCAATGAGTTCCGGGCGTCAGATTATGAGATCACCACAGCACAGTTTGGCACCATTGGCATTTACAGCAATAAAGACGAGATCAAGCAGGCAATGGACGCAGCAAGCGCGCGCATTGCAGCAGAACGGAAAGTCAATCTGAATCATGCAGTCGCCGCGCTGACTCAATCGTGGGTAACAGCAATCAGGGAGGCCGCCACCACAGGAAAAATCACACCGGCAATTGCGGATGTCGTAAACGACGGCTCTAAATTTATGGATGCCTATAAAATGGATGCGGTGCAGTTGCCATCAGCCTATGGGCAACTCAGCTATCGCATGACCTACAACCTGGTATCAATGTTTACCGACCTTGCCATCCTTGGGCTGGTGGACCTTAACGAGGTTACGCCGGAATTGCTCAGCATGCGCAAGAATCATGTGGAGATATTGCACAGAATTAACACGGTACTTGCCGGGCGCACCGATGAAGAGAAACAGGCAGACGCTGATCGGATAAACCTGGCCCTTGGCAACATCACGGAGGAAGAAATTGCCGCCAGAAACGAGAAACAAGAAGAGTTATCATCAATACAGGGTGATGCCACCAGCATAGCTCAGTCTCTTGGTCTGAATTATCGCGTATCCACCGCCGACCTGAAGATGATGTACGCACCAAAATTCGCCGCTGGCGAGGTATTTGGGCTTCAGGAAGCCTCAGGCATGAAAGGCGTTCTTTTCCGTGCGAAAGACGCAATCAAGGCGAAATTCGGCGCTCGCTGGCTGCCAGCGAAGGCGAAGAACAGCGATTTCCCGGGTAACTGGTGGATTATCGAGACAAAACACAACGTGGCGGACGTTCTGGCCGTCATCCAACAATACGCATAACAGGAGCGCCCGGTTCGCCGGGCGTCGCATAATATGGCCACACTATCTGATACAATAAAACCGAATAAAACATATCTTGAGGCGGTACTCCGTACAGCGTTGTTAGGAAAGACAGAAGACGAATACGTTGATTTCTTCCTGTCAGGGCTACGCGGGCGATTACTGAAAAATCCCCGCCTGTACCGCAGCTATGGTCCATACTGGCCGGAAATTAAAAAATTATTACTGGAGCGCGGTTATGGTAATTTCGGTCGTCTCGTTGACCGTGACGTTCGCAAAATTTACCGTTATGACCGCCCGGCGCTAACACTCATAGCCGCGACGCTCTACAGCCAGGAGCGTTTTGATAATGGTCAGATATACTCAGCCTGGCATTTACTGCCAGTGCCTGAAGAGGTTGACGACCAGGACTATGAGTTTGAGTCTTACGATTTGGAAGTTGAAGCCTTAGCACAGGCTGGAGAGAAAACTTGAAAAAGCGATACTACACAGTAAAGCATGGGACGCTACGAGCATTACAAGAGTTTGCTGATAAGCATAACGTTGAGGTGCGCAGGGAAGGGGGAAGTAAAGCTCTGCGCATGTACCGTCCTGACGGAAAATGGCGGACGGTGGTCGATTTCAAAACTAACAGTGTTCCCCAGGGCGTCCGCGATCGGGCATTCGAAGAATGGGAGCAGATCATCATAGATAACGCATTGCTCCTGAATGCAGATTGACAATTTTGCCCGGAATTACCGGGCAAAATTAAGCAACTATCCTTCGTTACGAAGATGCTTATCTAAGAATTTTGTAAACTGGTTTGTTGAGCCAAAATAGTTGGGGTAGGCTTTTTTTAGTGACTTAATGTTATCTGTAGCAACGAGAACAGATATCAATACATTAGGATTAGAATCGTCTTTATTTAAGGCCTCAAGGGCTTCATCTGCTTCTTTTGTTTTAAATGCGCGAACAGACACTAGGAACATTTTTTTGTTTTTTGTATTGGGCTTGTTTTCTGCATTTCTCATTGTTACTAAGTAATGCCCCTTATGATTTTTTGGCAACTTCTTAATCAAATTCGCGTCAGAAGTTAAATTTAAGGCGATGGTGTATGTGCTTAGTTTCCTCCGTACAGATAAAGTCCGTTCCAGCTCTTTAAGCTCGCCTTCATACTGAGATACAACTAGCTCATCAAGAGTGCAGGCTTTTTCGTCGTGCGCTACAAGACATCCGGCTAGATAGAAAAATCGTCTCCATTCTGGATGCCCTTCACTTGAAGTTTTCAGCTTGATACCTTCAAGGGTATCAATTATTTCAAGGCTGGTAGCCCAAGCATGCTGCAATTGAGTTCTTAACTGTATCTCAATCTTTGTTTTTCGCCACGGATATTGATCCTCTTTCTGATCGAAGCAACTGTATGCAAGGTGGATTCCACTATAGCCGCTGTCTTTGGGAGTAAGATAATCATACTCTTTAACAATCCTATGAACAGATTTGCTTTTTAAAAGACGTTCCTTTAGCTGTATCAACTGGTCTAAGTTTCTGACAATGGCCCTACATCCGCCAACGTCCTGCATCCGTGTTAATTTAATTGCATTGCTAGTTCTGCCTCCATCAAGACTAGGACGCTCTAGTTTATCTATTATGGTAGAAAGTCGCTTAAGTCTTCTTGCAACGAGAATCTTTTTGTCCTTGTCAACCTTAGCAGCTGCTCTTGCTAAATGATTTTTCATGAGCATTAATGGATAAAGATGCAGCTCACGGAAATTTTGTATCATTTCAATAGATTGCTGCCTTTCTTCGTCACTACACCCGTGCCTTATCAATTGAGCAGCCCTATCAATTTGAGATTTTGAATATTTCAACTTGCATTTTTGACTTTGATAAACTTCATTCCCCAT